GTTAGATACCAAGTAGCACCAGATCCAACTTGTTTTGGAGAAGAATAATATGTTATGTTTCCAGTGCCAAGTTGACCTGCGGCATTGAAACCCCAAGACCAAAAAGTCCCATCAGTTTTGATAGATGTAACAGAAAGAGCACTAGCAGAAATTTTTGACCAAGTAGATAAAGCACCCACTTGCTTTGGGCTGGAATAACTAGTGGTATTACCTAGTCCAAGATTGCCATAAGTATTTGACCCCCAAGACCACAGTGTTCCGTCAGTTTTAATGGCAAGGGCAAAATATTGACCAGCAGTAATTTTTGACCAATTGGTCAAAGAACCAACTTGTTTTGGTGAAGAATAATTTGTTGTATTTCCTAAACCAAGCGCACCATAGCTTACATTTTGACCCCATGACCAAAGTGTTCCGTCAGACTTAATTGCGTAAGTTGCTTGCCAATTTATACTAACCGTAACCCATGTGCTTAACGCACCAACTTGTATTGGGGAAGAATAGTTAGTGGTATTGGAATTACCAAGTTGTCCATTTGAATTTTGACCCCACATCCACAAAGTGCCATTTGTTTTAATTGCGGCTACAACACCATAACCACTTGAAATGCTTGACCAATTTGTCAAGGCACCAACTTGCTTGGGACTTGAATAAGTAGTTGTGTTACCTAAGCCAAGCATCCCAGCAGAATTATTACCCCAAGCCCATAAAGTGCCGTCTGTTTTAATAGCGTATACTGATCTGTATCTACTTGCAGAAACGGAAAGCCAAGTAGTTAAAGCACCAATCTGTTTTGGACTTGAGTAGTTAGTTGTATTACCTAAGCCAAGCTGTCCAGTTTGGTTTAGACCCCATGACCATAATGTGCCATCAGTTTTGATTGCAAAACCAGCTCTTTCTCCGCTTGAAATTTGCAACCAATCAGTTGTAGAACCAACCTGTTTAGGAGATGAGTAATATGTGGTATTGCCAAGACCTAAAGCACCATAGTTTCCATCACCCCAAGTATTCAAATAGTAGGTATACGAAGGTGTCTGAGCCGCAAGAGGGTTGAACCCCGGCTTAACAATGCTCCCAGCGAACATTTGTCGTAATGACATACTGTTCTCCGATCAAGAAAGTACTTCGTATGAGATCGTGTAAGTAATACCGCTTGCTGTGCCTGAAGTTACCGTGATAGATGTACCTTCCATCAAGTACACAGCAGTTGTCTTATCCACGGCGATCAATGAAGCGCTAGCTGGCACGGAGATCGTAGAGATAATTGGATAAGCTGTACCGCCCGATGGAGCAGAACCTTGAGCCACCGCACCGTTTGTGTAGATAGACACAGTAGCGTTCACAGCAGAGGAGCCGTTTACGTTAGCGCAAACGATCTGGTTGATCTTGTAAACCTGACCGCTAGAAGCAGCGTTGGCCAACAGAACAACAGCGGATGTACCGCCCGGTGTGTAGTATGTGGTAGTGCCGGAGGCTGTGGTCGCGGCTAAGAGATTAGGATTGGCCATGATGGTTCCTTAAATACTGAAGATGAAGTTGAGCATGGTGGCTTTGGCTTGTGATACACCAGAAGCTGCGGGGGCGGCTGATGTCCATGTCGTACCGTTAGACACCAAAACATTACCATTTGAGCCGGGGGCTACTACTTGGAACGCTGATGTTCCATTGCCCAGCAATACATTATTAGCCGTGAATGTAGCAGCACCTGTACCGCCAGAGGCAACCCCCACTGGAGTTGTTGCTGACAGAGTTGTAAATGCACCAGACGCTGGTGTAGTAGCGCCCACTGTGCCGTTTAAAGCACCGCCAAACTTAGTGGCTGACAGCGTTGTGCCGTCCCATGTCAAGGCAGAAGAAGCACCGAATGCACCAGAGTTGTTGAATTGAACCTGAGTGTTAGAACCAGCGGCTGATCCGCCGCCTACGTTTACAAAGTCAGAACCATTCCAAGCGATGATTGCCCGTGTACCCGCCGCTACAGTTACACCAGTCGTAGGGCTTGTTGGGCCACCGCGCACTGTGATTGCATAGCCGCCAGTCGTATCGTTAATGACAACGTAGGTCTTGCTTTGCTTTGGCGTGTTAATGTTACGAGCTGCTGTGCGTGAACCTGTGCATAAAAGAACAGCATACTGCGAGCTTGTAGATGTTAAACCGGTGCTGGCATAAGTGCCAACAGTAACTGACAGATCGACGTCAGCGTCAGTAGTAATCTGCTGTGTACCAGCTACTGCGGCATCGACAATCTCAGAAATGGCGTTGTTAACGGCTCCGCCCCATTGCCCGGAGAGTGTTCCAGTGGCCGGGAGGAGAAGGCCAATTAGCGATGTATTTGCCATTTATAGCTCCTACTGTGTAGAAATTTGTGTCCAACCGGGGGATTCTGTAGTACCAACATCGCTCCAACCCGGTGATTGCGAATTGCTGATATTTTGCCAGTTTGCGGACTCTGTGTCATCAATTACTTCCCACAAATTCCTACCTGATTCTGTGGATGTTATTGCCATCGTATCCGATGCGCTAACATGGTATCCAGTGGCAGCTTCATCCGTTTCACTAATAGCCAGTAATTCATTAATGAACTCTGTGTAATACGTGCCTACTGTTGTGCTGTCCGTCAATACCATCGCCTCAGTGATGGTCATAATTAGGGTAGCAAGCTGTGCTTCAGCGATAGCCACTGATTCCGTAATACTGGCAACAAAAGCTACGGCCGCCTCTTGTGCGGCATCTATTGCTGCTGTTTCTGTTACCGAAGCTGCAAAATTAGCGGAAGCATCTTCTATTTCGCTGATGGCCGCAGTTTCAGTTACGGTAGTTGTGTAAGCGGTAGTAGCTGTATTGGAATCTGTCAGCGCCGCAGTTTCTGTAACGCTTCTAGCAAACGTAGCCGCTACGGTTTGAGTTTCAGTTGCTGCCGCAGTTTCGGTAAGGCTTACGGCAAATGTTGCCGCTACGGACTGGGCTTCTGCTAGGGCGGCTGTCTCTGTAATAGAAACACCAAAGCTGGCTGTTGCCGCTTCAGATGTGGTAATGGCTACTGATTCGGTAACACTGTCGGCGTAGACATCTCCGCCACCCCAGTAGCCGTCACCCCAGCCATTTATACCCCATCCAGTTGCCATGTTATGTCAATGTGGCAGTGTAAGTTACCGCGATTGTGTCGCCATTAACAACAGACTTAGAGCTAGAAAAATCACCAGCGGAGAACAATGTTCCAGTTGTGCTGTCTTTAGTTGCGCTACCGCCAATATTAATAAAGCAACCAGCCACTGTACCTGTACCAGTCATGGAGAATGACACGGCAGAAGAAGTTGTTTTGCTACCAGCAGAAGCAGCGCTGAATGATGGTGTTGGACGATTGCCTGAGTAAGTAGGCGCATTGGCCAAACCAACTTCCAACCAGCCTGCGTGTGAGGATTGTGTATCTGTTACAGCGGCTGTACCAGTACCCTTCAAACCCATAACCACTGCGCCAGCGGCTGAGTTTCCAAGGATCGTATCCAAAGTCAAATTCTTACCAACAGTAGTCACCAAATTGCAGAATGGCTCTTCCCATTTGATCTGACCATCAGCGCCGTAGCAGGTGGCAGTGTAAAAACCTTGAATAGACATTTGGTCTTCAGGCATTGTGTTGTATTTAGTAACCGCTTCCACTTTGTCTGTTGCGGTAATTTTGTCCATAGTCATGGGAAGCTCCTTAATTAGAAGAACGAATCAATGCTGCTGTCGCTGTGTTAGCAGGCATTGTGATGGTGAAATTGGATGAAGTTTTGTCAGACCCAAAGTCCAACACGGCAATAGATTTGTTGCCTTGACTAGAGTTATAGATTAAAGCGCAACGAGCTGTAACTGAAGCGTTAAACACAACATTGTCAAAGTCTACATAAGCCGTAAACCCAGACGAGTTAATCGTTATGCCCGTAAGAGTCACGCCGCCAGCTGTGTAGCCTGTACCAGTCACTTCTGCGGTTGTCGTGTAAACGGTCGTTGTCTCGTTTAAATCAGCATTGGCCGTGTACAGAGCAATCTTCAATGTGTCCGTAGACAGATCGTGAACGCCCGTGTACAGCTCTTTTTTGAAGCTGGTGGTCTGGGTTTGAAGAATGTAACTCATGAAACAGCAACCCTAACTTGACCATCCCGATAAGCATCAGCACGCTGTTTGCCGTCACCCAAGTTCTTGAGGAGTGCAATAGCCTGAACGTACCGTTCTTGGTACAGTTTATACATACCGTCTTCTGGTGCACTCTTCATGTATGTACCTGCTTCACATAGAGTTCCATACAACAACGCAGAGTCAAAGTTATCACCCAGCCATGTGGTCAAAGCCGTAACAATAGACTCTGGGTAATAGTAGTAGTGCAGTTCTGCGTAGTAATTGGCGTTAGGTGTCGGGCCAAGAATGAACGACAGCTCATTCACATTAGCTGACTGTGGGCCAAAGATGGCATAGTGTTTAGGCTCAGACAACTCAGCCGTCAAAGGATATGCCTCACGAATGAAGTTGACATCCTTGTTGAGCAAGTACAGATAGTCGCCCTGAAACACAACAGTACCAGATACTGTGCCGCTATTGGCTACAGTCAAAGTAACAGTTGTTCCATTGATGCTACGCACTATGGCGTTAGTTCCAATGTTTGTGCCAGTAACTTGCTGACCTACAGCAATACCCGTCGTGCTTGCAACAACAATAGTTTTTTCACCAGATGTTCCGGTGGCTGTTGTCGAGTTGTACGGATAAATAGCCAAGCTGTATGT